CAGTACATTCAACAACAACAAGACTTGCTTGCGCCTAGCCGTGAGCGTCAATATGCCCAGTTGCAAAACCAGTTGTTCCAAACAGGTCGTGGTGGCTTGTCTGTAGGTGCTACAGGATTGCGCCCAAGTGGTGCTGGTGGTTTGGGTGCTACTACTCCTGAGATGGAAGCCTATTACAACTCATTGGCACAACAAGACTTGCAATTGGCTTCACAGGCGCAAGAAGCTGGTCAAAGAAATGTGGCATTTGGCGCAGGGTTGTTTGGCACTGGTGCTGATTTGATGAGTCAGTATCAAGCTGGTCAAGTTGGTGCTTTGAGTCCATTCACAACTTATTTGGGTGCTGGTTCTGCTATTGAAGAACTTGGACAACAACCTTTGCAATTAGGTATGGAATTGGGTGGTCGGTCGGCTTCTGCTGGTGGCAATGTAGGACAGTTCTTGTTAGCAGGAGGGCAAGGTGCGGCAAGGGCTATTCAAGGTACGGCTGGTAGTGGTGTTGGTAAAGCATTGATGGGACTTGCTGACAATCCTTATGTGCAACAAGGGTTAGAAAAAGTTGTAGGTGGAATAAAGTGGTCTGATATTTTTGGAGCAACGCCACAAGGGAATTTGACTCAAAGCCCATTTGGAAATAGAGGAGGTTATTAAATCATGGCAAATACTGACTTACCCTTTGAACAAGAAGTTACTGATCCAGTAACTACAAGCATAGAAAATGCACGAAGAAGATTTAATGAAGAATTTTTTATCAAACCTAGTACTTCGTTTTGAACCATTGATGGCGAACCAACCTTCATCTGTTGTGGGTGGAATGTTTAGTCCTGAAATATCTCGTGCGGCAGAGATGCAATATCTTCAAGGTCGTCAAAAAGAAATGCGTGATCGTGCATTAGCGTTTGCACAGTTGTCGCCTATGCAACAAGCAGACTATGGCTTCTATCGTGGAGGTCAACAGTTAGGTGATGTGGTTGGTGGTGCTTTGGGTGGCAAAGACCCTCAGTTGCAGATGATTGGTTTGCAACAGCAAATCTTGAGTGAACTTGACCCAAGTGACCCTGAACAACAATTGAGAGTTGCTCAGAAATATGCCAGAACTGCCCCTGATTTGGCAATGAAGATTGCTGAAAGTGCTCGTAAATCAATGTCTGAAATGGCTTTGACTACTCAACGACTTCGTGAAAAACAAGGTGCTGACCCATTCCAACAATTGCTTCGTTCAGGCAAATACACTCCTGCAAGCATGGCAACTTATGAGATTAGCGGAAATGTTGCTGATCTAAGAGAAGTTGATAGTCCAGACAAAGTGCCAGCAGACATCCAAAAAGCTCGTTTAGTTGCTCAAAGCAAAGGCTTTAAAGAAGGAACTAAAGAATATAACGATGAACTTGTCAAACAACTTGAAAAGACAGATAAACGACCAACTGAAGAAATCTTTGATTTGATGGCAGAGTTGGATGTGCTTGACCCTGTTAAAGATAAAAAGAAATACGATATTGTTCAAGCAAGAATTGACAAATTGACAAAAGGCAAATCCTTAGAAGAATCTCTTGGTGAAGGCTTTGGGATGCTTGGGAAAGCTCTTGCGGCTGGACAGAAGAAAGAAGCTGAAGAAACTGGTAAATATACTGCCGAGAACTTTAAAAATCTTGGTTCTGCTGTTGCGGCAGGAACTGCATCAAAGCGGAATATTGCTACTCTTGAAACTTCTTTGGAAAACGCATTTACAGGAAAGTTTGCAGAAGGAAAAGAAGCAGTTGTTGGTGCTTTGATTTCTCTTGGTATTCCTGTTGGAAGCGATTTAAAGAATGCCACATCAAATACTCAGCTTATTCAAGCGATGGGTACTAGATACATTTTCCCATTGGTCAAAAATTATCCCGGCTCGTTGGCGGCAAAAGAATTGGCAAGTTTGGAAAAGACTGCGCCTAATGCTTTGCAACAACCAGAAACAATCAAGAGATTGGTTGGGTTACTCAAGGTTGATTTGGCAGAAAATGAGTACACCTACAACAGAGCAAAAGAATACAAGAAAGCAAACAAAGAATCTTTGATTGGATTCAATGAAGCCGACCAAAGAATTGAATTCCAAAACAAACTTGGTCGATTGCAAGAGTTGGTTACAAATGTCAAGCGTAAAAAATCCAAGACACCGGAAGAAGATGCTGAAATTAATCAACTGAAAAAAGAACTGTACATTGGAGGCTGAAATGTCTGACGAATTTGATGTAAGCAATTTTCCTCTGATTGGGGACAAGACAGAACCCTCAAATGTAGATATGAGCAAATCTATTATGAGTCCTGAGTATCGTCAGCGAGATGCTTTTGGTGCTCAAGAGTTAGGTGGGTTAATCGTCGGAGCACCATTTCGATTTCCACTTAGTACTGTTGGTGCTGGTGTTGGTGGTTTTGGAGGTGAGCTTTACGAACAAGTTTCTAGGGGTGAGACTCCATCTTTATCATTGGCAACCCAAGCTGGAATTGAAGAAGCCGCATGGGATGCTGGTGGCAACCTTGTTCTTAAAGGATTAGGCAAAGTTTTGCGCTTTGGTGCTGACAAACTTGGATTCACTTCTAAAAATGCACCTGATGCAAACAAAGCCGCAGAAGAATTCTTACAAAGATACAACTCAACATTGCCAGCAAGTCAGAGAACAGGTGCAAACTTATTTGCCGCTTTAGAAGGAATTGTATATACACCCGTAACATTTGGCGTATTTAAAGACAAAGACAAAGAAATCCAAGATGCCTTGATGACAGGTTCTAAGGATATATTGAAGTCTCTTGTAAAAAGTCCTGAGCTTGACATGGCTTTGAGGACAAACACATCTTCTCAATATTCATCTGGTCAAATCTTACAAAATTTTATCAAGCAAGGTGAAAAATCATTAAGTGATTCAGTTGATTCACTATATAAGGATATTTTTGCTGACACAACATCTAATGTCACAACCTTTAGCATCAAATCATTTGCTGATAAATTGTTGGCAAATCCTTCTGCGTTGACAAACAGTCAAAAATCTATTCTCAATGAAATGAAGGTGTTGCCAAATCAACTAGATGTTCCTTCGCTTCATAAAATTAGAAGTCGATGGCTTGCAGAAAATAGAGACAAATACAATTCTCGTGTTTCTAGCGAAAAAGATAGTCGTGCCTCACAAACAATAAGTGAATTAATTTCTGAGTTTGATAAGGCTATGGACTTTTCTGCTAATAAAACCTTGAAAGGTGATACTCTTAAAAAATATAGAGATGTTACTAATACTTATAGGCAAGGAATCCAAGGTCTTCAAACTGACGCAATACAAGAAGCGTTAACAAAAAACCCAGAAGAAGTTGGTGCATATTTGTTTACAGCAGGAAAAGAAACTCCTATTCTTAATTTATATAAGTCTGTCAGTGCAGCATCAAATTTATCAAAAAAACCAGCGGAAGAAATTGTAGATGCGTTGAGATATGGCTATCTTGAGGCGATGGTAAACACACCTGACAATATGTTGAAATTTGCAAAGAATCTAGAACAAGATAAGAATTTTGCAAACACATACACTAGGTTATTTGAAGGCACACCACAAGATGCCGCCATCAAGCAAATGAGTGAAGGTGCTAAATTGGGTTTGGTTGAAGCTAAAGCAATGCCCGGACTAAATTACAGAACAACAGGTGCGGCTTTAAATATTCTTACCCCAACATTAGGGCTTGGATATTATTTTTTGTTGAGTCCTGAACAACAACAAAAGGTTACTGATAATCTTGGTACTGCCGCAGTTGCTGGTGGTGCGCTTTTCTTATCTCAAAGAACATTGGCAAAAGCACTACTTGACCCTAAAGGCGCAAAAGCAATCAAGTATTTGTCAACAGCAAGAGAAAAGCTAACCTCTCCAACAGCATTTACCAAACTTGTTGTTGAGCCACTGACAAACATCATTACTGCTGAAGAAAAACAACAGTATCCTTTTGGTGCGCCATCTGCCAAAGATGAGTTCGATGTGTCAAATGTTCCTTTAAAAAAATAAGGACACAAAATTGACCCGATTAGCATTTGCCTTCTTGCCGCAGGACTTGTCAAACAGATTCAAGCTGGCTGTGACCTGTACAAGCAAGCCAAAGAGTCTTTCATGGAGGTCAAGAGCACTGTTGACGAGGCTGTTGGCGTTTATAGGGAAGTTACTGGATTTTGGAATAACTTTAGTAACTTCTTTAAACCCAAGGCAAAACAGTCAACGCCCAAGCCTGTGGCGAAAAAGAAAGAAAAGTTTGTTGCTGTTGACGAAACCCAAGTCAAAGTTGATATTGTCAAGAATCTAACCGAGTTTTTCAGACTTCAAGAGCAATTAGCGGCACACATAAGGGAAGAAGAAGAAAAAAGTTTGACAGTCTATGACCCTGACCAAAACCACATGGAAGCGGCTTTAAAGAGGGTGATGGCACAGCAACAGGCAAGGTTGAAGCAAGAGGCGACTAAGAGGCAAGAGGCATGGCTACGCAAAGAGGAGGAAAGAAACCTACAAGCAAAGCTAGCGGCAGTGGTGGTGACTTTTATATTCCTCCTTTACCTGTGGATGTGGTTCGTGTTCGTAAGCCATTGGGGGAAGAAGTGATGGGTTGGATTGCGGCTTGCGTACTGATTGCTTTGTTGTTGCCTTTGATGGCATTTCTTTATCTTGACATCTTGGAGACTAAGAATGAGGCTAAGGCTCAGGTTGAAAAGGTTGAGAAGTTGAGAAGACAAGTTGAACAAAAAGATAGGGAGAAAGAGAAATGAACATCTATTGCATTTGGGGTTTGTCAATACTGTTGGTTTTGCTAACAGGTTGCGATGACAAGTTTAGGTATCCTTGCCAAGACCCTCGCAATTGGGATAATTTGGAGTGCAAGCCCCCTGTTTGTGTTGCGACTGGCACTTGTCCAGAGCAACTTGTTAAACCTGAAGCGGAGAAAAAATAATGCCTAATGTTCTTGTACTCTGTGACCTATGTGACTCAGCCAATGTCAGGCATGGCTCCGATTGACAAGGTTTATACACAGCAAATCAGCACCATTATGGTGTTTGTGACTGGTGTTTTGGGTGGTGTGGCTGGTCGTTCTGCTGTTTCAGCCAGTGCCAAGGCAATTGCCAAGGCTGATGCTGACGCTGACAGCGACCCAAAGTTAGAAGCCAAAGAATGAGTATATTGAACCCGTATGTGCTTCTTGGCATCTTAGTGGCGATGCTGAGTGCCTATGGCGGTGGTTATTACAAGGGTGGGCAAGACGAGTTTGCCAAACAGCAGATGGAGATTGCCCGACTGAACCAAGAAGCTAGGCAAAAGGAACAGGCACTGGTGACAGCGGTGCAAAAGCAAGCAACTGAACTGGTAAAGGCAAACAAGAATGCAAAAATTGTTATTCAAAAGCGTGATTCTGACATTAACTCTGGTGCTCTCAGGTTGCGGATTCCTGTCAAAACGCCCTCCTGCCCAACCTTACCAACCGCCTCAGATGCCCCCGTTGCCGAGCGATCTGACCCCCCAACAGCCGAACTTCAGCCAGAGGTTGCTAGAGATATTCTCGCCATCACAGACGAAGCCGACCTCACCGCCAGAAAGCTCAACGCCTGTATCGCAACCTATAACCAAGTCAGAGAGATGATTAACCAGAAGGAGAGCAAATGAACAGTGAACAGTTAGCCAAAGCATTAAAGATAACGCCTATCAAGGCAGAGGAGTGGATAGATGCAATCAATGAAACTTTTGATCGTTTCGACATATCAACACCTGAGAGACAGGCTTGTTTCTTGGGGCAATGCGCTCATGAAAGCGGTGGATTCACTGCTCTCAAAGAAAACCTGAACTATTCTGCTGAAGGATTGACTAAGGTTTGGCCTAAGCGGTTCCCATCTTTGGATGTGGCGCAACCTTATCACCGCAATCCTGAGAAGATTGCCAACAAGGTCTACGCTGATCGTATGGGCAATGGAAACGAAGCCTCTGGAGAAGGGTTTAAGTACCGTGGAAGGGGTTTGATTCAGTTGACTGGCAAAGACAACTACAGAGCTTGTGGAGAGGCTTTGGGAGTGGATTTGTTGGAAGACCCTGACTTGGTGTCGAGATCGCCACAATATGCGGCTTTGGCGGCAGGGTGGTTTTGGGACAAGAATAAGCTGAATCAGTTTGCCGATTCCAACGATATGACGGGTTTGACCAAGAGAATCAATGGCGGTACACATGGTTTGGATGACAGGGTTGCCCGAACCCAGACTGCCATTGATGTTCTGATGGCTTAATCGTCAAAGAAGTGGAGGAAGACCCATACGCCAAGTATGAGTACTCCTCCACCAATTGCCAAAAGTGTGATTATGTTAAGTACATTTTCAATCATCTTGGCTCTCCAATCATCTGTTTTGTGTTGAATAAGTCCTTGTACTGAGGATACTTAGCTTGCCAGAGTCGGGCATAAAAAGCAATGTAGTCGTTGCTGATTTTGAAGTCTGAACCTGTTGTGACTATGGTGACTTCCCACCTGATTCTATTGATTATCAGCCAGTGACTGACCTTTTTGCGCCCTAGTCCTACTGCTTCTAGGGCAAACTTCTCAAAATACTGCCAAACCTGTGGATTCTCTTTATGCCAATCCCACCAGATTTGTTTGCGTTTTTCAAAACTCAAAGTCATATTAACTCCTATCAAAGTTAGTGTTCACTCACATTGTCGTCTCTCCGACTGTCACCGCCTCAGTATATTCACCCTGCGGTTGGATGGCTTGGATAATCTACAACTCAAATTCTTAGGGGTCGCTGTAGATTACACATATACAAGATGTCGATGATTACCCCTTTTTATCAAAACGGAATATCGTCATCCATGTCCTCAATCTTGGCTTTAGGCTTGCTTTGAGGCTGTGGTTGGTCTTCTTTAGGGCTGACTGCTAGTCCCATGAACTTGCCGTTCTTGCCCTCTTTAATCCATCCAGAAATCCAATAATCTTTCCCATCAACCCTAATGTTTCCTTTATAATTAGGATGTGATTCTTTTTCCCTTTTGTCATTAGCAAAAAGTACTCCACTATTGTCGCGCTGTTCCATATTTACACCTTAATTTCATTGAGTTTTTTCACTTTGTCATCCACTTCTTTGAGAAACTGGACAACCTCACTTTCCAGTTCTGCAATGTAAACATCATTGCGCTGGATTCTTTGGACAAACAGTTGTAAGTGTGCTGGCATTCGTACTCACAAAGTCACACCAACTTCTCTTTGCACACGCCATTTGCCACTGCATTTGGTCGTAATACTTCTTTGCTGGCTCGTTACCAAGAATAGTTTCAATGTGTGTGGCGGTGTTCGGACACTTGATTTCTAAGCATCCATCGTCACTAATAAGCCCATCAGGAGAGGCGGCAGACATGGCAATACTTGGATGGTCAATAGCACCTACCTGATCGACTGTATTGCCTGTTTTAACCTCGTATGCGGCTCTAGCAAAGGGTTCGTTCTCGACACCCCACTCCATAGCGGCATTTGAGTAAGACTCTCCGACTTGGTTAGTCATGCGCTCGACTACCAACTGTGCCATGTAGTTTGCTCTGCTTGTGCTGTAACCCGTCTTAGTCTTGGCAACAATGTCAGAGATACGAGAAGCAGTGGCTTTCCCACAACGCTGTGCAAACCATTCAGGCGATTGTTGAACAATATCGCTCATGCTTCCTCCCTTGCGGCAAGCATTGCGTCTGCCATTTCGTAAGACCAATCAGCAACTAAAATACAAGTTTCCAATTGTGAAAATCCCTCACTTGAGCCAAATCGCTGCAAATAAATTGGCATAGCCTTTGCCGCAAAGTAGTCACGCAATGTCATGCCGTTGAAGTGGGTTAGTTCTTCTGGTCGGTCAACAATCAAAACTGGAAATGCTGGTGGGTTGTTCATTTCAATGCTCCTTTACGCTTTTCTTTTGCATCAATCACTTTTTTCTGCCAAGTCTTATCAGAACCGCAAGCACTGTAAGCAGTGGTGTAAACATCTTTCAACTCCTCAA